CATATGATATTTTGGAATAATTTGTGTGATTTTTGTTACATCCACCAACACAAACAATCGGATTAAACTTGTCAAATTCCGGTACATTTCTTAACCAAAATGAGGATTTCATCAATTCACTAATTTGCTGTTTTCTATCTGTATATCTTTTTTGTTCAGATATTCGGAGAGGTTTGTCATTGGTGTATTCTGCATAAAACTTGCACGGTGATTCCTCTATATCAAACATTTCCCGAAATTCTTCCCACATATTCTTTTTTGCGCATCGAAAATACAAGTACTCGTGTTCTTCATTTTTGCGAATATCACAAGGTAATCCGCAATTACATACAGGTAGGTTTTTAATGGCATCGTTTACAGGAAACTTATATTGAGCATCAAATCTTGTATATTTCCCACCTCTTATTTTTTGCCATTCGAGAGGATTGTGCAACATCAAACATTCTGCAATATTATTTTCTGCATTCAAATGATCATAATCGTTAGAATCATCGTCGAATCGTTCGATTGCCATTCGATGATATGAGGTTTCGCCTCTCATCGTATCCAAAACATTCCAATTATATTTTATGAATTTGTCCAATGTGACCGCTTTGTAAATAGCAACAATACACTCTGGTCTATATATGGAAGTGTTTAATCCGCCTATTCCGTCTTCATGTTCCCAAAAACGTCTGAATAGTCGAGAGGTTTCACCCACATAATAATAACCATTTTCACATCTCAAAATATATACCCAATGCATTTTATTGTATTCTTTTTGATATAGAGTATTTATATAATTGTAAAAATGTTTTATTAATAAGTAAAACATTTTTCTAATAAAATAACTCCACAATTTCCACGGTTTTTTCGGTAGGATGTTTGACCCAGTATTGTATTTGCTGTTTCAGACACAACATCCTCTCCTTCCATTCTGTTTCTTTAGTTTTCATAATTTGCATCACACCTAATTTATTAACTTTCCAGCAAGATTTTACCAGTACATTATCTTGATTCGTATAATCATCCGGATTGAACCGAATAAACACAATCGGTCTATGCTGCAAATCTTGCGACAATTCCATTAGGCGTTTGTGCTCGCAACTGCAATCATAATCAGTGTGTTTGTTTTCGTCGACTTCCACAATAATTATATGCGACCCTAGATCCAATAATAAATCGGGACGTCTATTGGAACATCCGTCTTGGACTTTTTTGTCAGCAACCCACGTGAATTGCGGGAAGGACTTGGTGATATAATCAACGACACATTTTTCCTTGGTTTTATAGTTCCTTGTGTTGGGTTTATCAGGGAACAGATTGACAAAACACCTTAGACAGTATCCTTCGTATTTTTCACGGTTATTCATTACAATTGTTTCGCACCAAGATGATTTGCAAACATATTTGCCTCCACATGGTTTGCATAAGTGTTTTCTCTGTTTATGTTCGCAAAATAACGAACCATTACATTCTTTGCACTGAGTGTTCCGTCGATTATGTTCACAAAGACCAGAACCACCACAATCTTTGCAATATACTTTACGTCTATTATGCTCACAAAAAATAGAACCACCACATTCTTTACACTGCTCTTTATAGATATTATGTGAACAAAATGCGGATCCACCACATTCTCTACACTGACGTCGGCGTTTCAAATGTATGCATATTTGAGAACCTTTACAATCAATGCATTTTGATTTTTCTCTCTTGTGTTCGCACATTTGACTTCCTCCGCAATCGCAACAATATTTTCGTACTTTTTTATGCTGACATATTTGCGACCCACCACATTCAACACAAATCTTTTTTACATGGTTATGTTCGCAATAAGCAGAAGGAGTACATTCTTTACAGCATCTTTTTGATTTTCCATGCTCACATCTATTGGTTATTTTTTCACAAACTTCCGCCATTTGTATTATCTTGTGTTTATATCTTTAATTACGTTTCGTATTATTGCAAAAATGTTTTACATTTTAATAAAACATTTTTATATGATTTTTTAGTTTTTATATTTTTCTGTTTTTTATAATTATTAATACGATGTTTAATTGGAATCTCTCATTCCCCTAAGTTTCCCTAGGGGGAGGACTGTGTCTCATCCGGGTTCTGGTTGCTTAGACCATCATTACCCAGCGCCTACCGTTCAGTCTCTGACGGCCAACCATGGACTAGCATACGTCTTTAGGTTGTAACCATGCGAATCACCTAATCCTATACCACATTATTACTTTACCCAGGTTCTGTTCCTGGCCATGTGCAGGTTTCCCATACACACTTAGTAGTGGAGGCTCTAAAAGGTTTCCTCGAACAACAAGTAGTCTCGCACGAACATATGTTCGCACTAAATGCTGACCAATAAATCAGGGGTCAAAGTGAAGTTCTGTACGAGAGAGCCTGAATTCTCGTACACACGCATTTTTTCTGCGCTATTCTTAATTAAACACACCAACCACAAGTAGTTGATGAGTAAACCGTAGTTTAACGCGACACCCGCCATGCCAGACATGACACGGAGGACGTTGTAATTTACTGCATACACGCGGACCTTGGCAGTGGCAGTTCCGGACACAGTGGGACTGGAGAGAACCAACTGGAGAACAGCATTGTCAATGCGCGAGAAGTTGCAGGTGCCCGAGGGTTGGTGTTCCTCAGGGCGGAGGGCAAAGGAATACACGTTGATTCCAGTGTCGGGGTGGCGAGTGTGGTGTTGGAAGGGTTGCACAATATCGAAGTATGTGCCCTCACGCTCAGAGAAGCGGTCCTGTCCGTTCAACTGCAACTTAGCAGTGACGACTGGGTTCTCGCCCCAGCAGTGCATGTCCAGGGCAGTCTCGGCAAGCACGAATGTGCCGGCATCGGAGACATTGGATCCAGAGGGAAGACCTCCGTTGGGGTTGGAGAAGGCGAAGGGGTTTGCACCAGACGCCCACTGGGCAGCGGAGGCGGAGGCGTTAGTGGCGACCTCATCAATGGCACCTCCCATCTGGAAAAGACCGGAAGCGTTGATGAATGCGTTGGATCCGGACACTTCAGCGGGTCCACCGAAGGCGTGGATGGCGTTGGGAAGGGCATCAATGGCATCGGTGTAGTTGAAGGGTTGGGCGCCGAGGGTCTTGTAGAGGGTCTGTCCGGCCTCGAGGGATGAGCAGTAGTCGACGTTGGAGTCGGGTTGCACAACCCAGATGAGTTCCTTGCAGGGGTGGTTGAAGTTGACCTTGATCTTGTTGGACGAAGATCCGACCGACTCATCACCAGTGAACTGGAGTTGCTCGATCAGGTACTCGTGGGGGTTCTGGGCGAACTTGCGGCGCTCATCAGTGTCCAAGAACACATAGTCGATGTAGAGCGAGGCAGCAACCAGGGATTGTTGGTAAGCCTGGGGAACAGACACGGTGGAACTTCCAGTGGAGGAAGTCAGGTTCTGGACAGCCCAGAGGCACTCACCGATGGGGCGGAAATCGATGTTGATCTTGACTTCGTGAAACTGTACATTCACGGTTACCCCTCCTTTCGGAGTATTTATCGGAATCTTTGTGGCGATCAACGTATTACACACAAAGACATGTCGTAATTCTTAAATGAATTACTTGTCCGGGGATTAGAACTATACCTTATCCAATCACAGAAGATGATTAATCTTCTCATGGCCATATCCGTCTAGTCGTTGAACCTTTCTCATGCCCTTATCATTTCGGGTTTAGAGACTTGGCTGCTGATTGTCTATTTCAGTCATTTCATGACATTATACTTTACATTTTCACTATACATGAGTTTATTCTCATCCACTGGAATGTTTCCAAACCAGTTTAGTAGCAAAGTCTTTAAGAGTTTCCAGCAATTTGGATATGTTGCCGCATGAACCTTCCTAATAAGATATTAAGAGGAGGGTTTAAAAGGGAACCTAGGTTCCATTTAACAAGCGACTAGCATCTGGGCATTATGACAAGCGTCATACCGAGACCCCAACAAATTTTCTCTAAAGCAGTGCTCGGATGCTTTAGGTTGGATACTTTTGCGCCCTACAGTTTTCAAGGCGATCAGGGGAAGAGCAAGACCGGGGTTGCGGTTGAACCAGAACAACAGGGGGATGTAGAGGGTTGTCTCAGGGAGAGCGTTGCGGGGAGCGCACACCTGGGCGGGACCACCGCTGGAAGCGCAGGGACCAGTGACAGAGGCGAAGGTGGGGTCAGTGATGTAGGTCAACTGGGTGGTGTGACCGATCATCTTGTAGTAACCCTTCTGTTGCTCAGAGGAGAGGGT